GCCATTATATTTTCACCATTATTATATTTTTCTTTCCTTTATTCCAGGGAATTTTACCTTTATGAGACTCACTCATTTTTTTTCGTGTTTCTTTAGAATGTGTTATTGAATGTTTTCCTTTATTTGATTCGCTAATTTTTAATTTTGTTTCTTCAGAAGGTTTTTTCCCTAAATGTGCTTGTCGATTTTTTTCATTTGATTCTTTTGTTTGGTGTTTTCCAGTATTTGCTATTGCTATATGTTGTTTGTGTTCTTCGGAAAATTTCTTTCCTTTATTATAATTTCTAATAAATTCAATATTAGAAGGTATTTGACCTTTATGAGATTTAGATAAATGGCTCAAATGTTCTTTAGTAAATGGTTTTCTTTTTTTGCCTTTTAACCCATCAGATATTTTTTTTCTAATTTCTGGAGTAAATTCAAATCCACTTAAAGATAGCTCTAATAAACTTTTATAAGCTAATTCATCTTGCCACTTCCCCAAGTGCCTCCAAAGATCCTTATGTAAAGCGGCATGTAATTCCACACTTATAGGTGGTGTAATATTATCTGGAGAATTATCGTAAATACCCCCAGTCATATGTTTGGGCATTATATGGTGTTTATGTGTCATAATTTAATTAAGGGAGAGGATTTTTCCTCTCCCTTTATTTATTAAAGTAAATCTGATTCCAAAGACATTGCTTGACCATCTGTAGTAGGACCGTTTACGGAAACTGCTTCCCACCACTGATAGCGAAGTGTGACCTGGAATTTTTCAATTGTGTTATTTGTTCCCCAATCCAATTCCATAGCACCTACTTCTGTTGGGAAAGCGCCTGCCATTTTATATTGTTTAATCGAAGGAACATCTAATTTAGAATATTGTTGGACATATCCATCAACACAATACATTGATGGAGTTGCCGCCAAATTACTACGAATATTTCCAACATGTGAATTTAATGCACTTAACCAAAGTTCAAATGCGTCTCTAATTAAGAAATTTTCATCATTCATGATGGTTATTGTCCAAGGTTCAAATGTACGATCTCCTGGATAATAAGTTTTGCGGCCTTGATAGGGTAATTCAATTTCACCTAATGTATCAGCCGGTAATGCGCTAGATTCTGCCAACATGGATACTAATCCACTAGCAGCACCAACACCCTGAACGAGTGTTGGGAACGCGAATACGATTTGGAATAAGTTTGGTCTTGTACCTGAACCAGTTAAGGCAGCACGAAAACCTGTAATACTTCTCATGTTATTTAATCTCCTTAAAATCTTTTTCTTTAGTATTGACCAATATATTCAGTAAAGCTAACACCAGTTGGAGTAGCAATAAATTTGAGTAGAATATTGCGAATACTTTTTGCAGGTTGTAGATAAATATCTGCTTCAAAACCATGTGCATCAATTATTTCTGGTGTATTATTAGTAGAATCGCAAACAACTTGATAATCATATATTCCACGACCACCTTCTACATCCGCCAAAAATGGATTAACTAATCCAACAAATTGCGCACGCGTAATAGCATCATTTAGTTCAAATAATGTATATTTGGCCGCGGCTGCAATTGCTTGTTCAATATAAATCATTAAGAATCTAGCATTAATAGCATCAAACGGACCGGGTTCAATCGTAAAGGTTTTATCGCCATATAGTAATGGACCAAATCCAGGAAATGATACAATAGGATTAACTGCGGCATTAAAAAGAATATCCCTGTAGGTTTTTTTGGGATTCCAAGGAAGCGCAACAACATTTAATAATACACCACGATTTAATCCAGCAAATGGAATCCATGGCGCTCTTGTTTGCGCGGTCCGCACATATAATCCAGCCATATTTCCATTTGCAGGAACCCACCGATAAACATCATTATAAATATCATAAACTTGTACCCAATTACCATCTACGAACACATAAGTAGATTCTGGTAAAGTATCTGCAAAAGCAACACAAGCAGTGGCTTCATTTCCTGCATTATTTACAACAGCAGATTCTGGTGGTGACACAAATACAACAGAATCTTGTCTAGTTTCTGCCATACTAATTAAATATTCAACAACTGTTGCATCATTATCGGCTGTTAATATTAATGAAAATTGGAAATCATCTGTATCAAATAATTCATAACCAGAAATAATATCACCATCTTCTAATGTATTATTTTCAAGATTTCCACCTTCAAGAATTACTAAATAATTTTCACCATTTACACCACCAGTTAATGGTAATGCGGCTCCAGAAGTTCCTACAAGACCCGTTCCAACTCCACCAGTTCCAGCAGTTACACTTAATAAATTAGCTGTAACTGGATAACTATTAAGTGCTGTTGCTAATTGTTGTGCAGTTGTTGTAATTACAGTACCCGAAGTACCATGACTTGTAGCTAAATCAACTGAAATATTCACCCCAGATACTCCAATTGTTAAAGAAGTTCCTGAAGTTCCTGCGGTTCCATTTGCGGTAATATTAACTGTTACTGGTGGTGTTAAATTTCCAGGAGTAACAGCGGTATATATTTCTTTAGATGTTCCAGTTCCACTTGATAATGCAGAAGGAGTAGCAGCAACATATAATGTATCAAATGTTGTTCCTCTTCCAGTAGATCCCCAATTTGTCATTGATGCAGGAAAATCTAACCAATAAATCCATTTAGATTGTGATTGTAAAACTTGAGGATAATAAATACTTTGTCCTTGTGCATTTTGTGCATCTGATGCTTTGGAAACAAATGGATATGTTTCTAAAACACTACCAGGATAACCAGTAATTATTCCAAGATTATCTAATAATACGATATGAAGTTGATCATTACTTCCACCCAAAGCAGCCACATATGCAGATGTTCCGGGAGGACCTGTAAAGTATCCTTTATATGCCCAGGTTGCAAATTGGACAGCACTATCACAAATAGCAATTTGAATACCATTACCTAAAGTTCCAGCATATTTGGCACAAAATTCACCGGCAGCAGTCATTTGACCACCTGCAAAATTTGCGGAATAATCGGTTGGATTATTAATTTGTATACCAACAACGGCTTTTAATACTGCAGGAACTATTGGTGTATCTCCACCAGTTGGAGTAACTACTAATGTTGGAGGATTATCTACATCAAATCCACCAGCAGGTGCTGTAACTGACACACCAACAATTTCACCATTTGCAATTTCGGCATTAAATGATGCTCCTGAAGAAGTGGCAGTTGCAATAGTTGGTGTATGAAAATATCCATAATTTGCACCAATTTCTACATCTGAAATTCCATCAAATACTACTGCGGCATTTCTTGCCAATTTTGGCAGTACTCTAATAACATTTAAATTATTTCCATATGCAAGAAAAGTTGATCCTGTAAACCATGTGTTAGCAGTATCATTATCTGGTTCCCAAAATATGGATTTATAAGTATCTACGCTATCTACAGGTGTTCTGACATTTGCAGGGCCCCATGTAAAAGGTCCAGCAAGTATTGCACCTGTTGTAGAAGTTCCAACAACAGTGGTGTTAGCAGCAATTTCAGTAATAAGAACACCAGGGCTTTGTTGAGTAATCATATTAATCTCCTTTGTTTACTATAATTTCTTTATTCGTTTAAGAATTATAACTTCAACAAATATTTATCCTTTTCTAATTTTCAAGCCCATCCATTTTCATGTAACCGTTTCATTGCATCAATATCGATAGTAGCTTTTCGGCGCTCTCTTTCGGCAAATTCTTCCCAAACAGCACTTTGGGCACCTTTCCAAATACATTGTTGAGTTAATACCACTTCCTCTTCTTCTAAACCATTATTAACCCATCCATATGGAGTTAAATCTTGATCAAAATTTGGAGCATAATCATCTTGCAAACTTTCACGGAGTTTTGCATCTACTAAATCCCTAAAATGTTTTTGTGTTGTTAACCATGAAAAAGTAACAAGTGTCATTACCAAATCGTCATGTTTATTTTCATCTGCCTGGTATTTGTCGCCCTTTAAAACAAAAGATGCTAATTCATCTTTAATATCTTGATCGTAAAATATCAATTTACGAGTTTCAATCAAAGTTTTTAAATTCGCACAACCAGTTCTTCTAACGGGTGTACTCATTTTTACACCACGTTGAACATTTTTACCAGTATTACCAAATCCAGTTGCTAATATTTGTCCTGATCTTCCTTTTGTTGCAACATATAAAATATTTGGATATTCATGTATATGATGTAAATCATCAGCTACTTGATATCCGGGACCGTCCATTTCTATAATAATAAATGCATTATTATATCTTTGGGCAATAGGCACAATTTCATCGGCAAATAATACAGGAGGAACCGTATTACTTCGATATTTTGCTACTACTTCATATGGAGCATCTGTTACATCAATGACAGTAAGAGCCGAATAATCTAATTGTTTTCCTTTTGCAGTATCAATTGCAATCACATACATATGTGGTTCATCTTGGGTAGCCGAAGGATCTTTCCATACATCAAAATGATTTTGTGAGTGTTTTGGAGGTAAAATAATCATTTGTTTTAAGAATTTGCCAGCAATTAAAGTATGTCCAGAACCGAGAAATTCACATAAATATTCTTGTGCATAACGGCTTTCACCAATTATAGAAATTGTTTTTTCTGCCCATTCCGGATTTTCTCTACCAGGAACTTCCGTATTTAATACTTCAAGAGCATGAAATTGATTCCAATCTGGATTATCATGTGATAAATTAGCTTTAGTCCATAATTCATAAAATAAATTTATACCATTTGGAGTAGAAACAATAATAAGTTTAGATGTTTTTCCTTGTGAAATTACCGGATATGTGGATGTCCAAAATTTATCTGCTAATTTATTATCAATGTGTGCAAATTCATCAAGAAAAATAATATTAAATGTTTGACCACGAATAGAAGCACTTGATGTTGAGTGTGCGGAAATAACACAACCATTTTCCAATTCAATTCTTGTTTTATTCCAAACCTTAACACCTTGTTGGAGCCACATTGGTAATAATTCAAAAGCCAGTTGCACTTTGGCTAACAATTCAATTGCGGTTTCTCTTTTATTAGCAAGAATTCCAATTTTTTTATGTTTGTTAAATAAAATGTAATGTAAGAAATATGCAACTAAGGTTGTTGAATTGTGTGTGGGAATCATTGTAGTACCACACAAAAACATATGATCTTCATTTTCAACTTGAATACATTTTACTGGAACACTATTTACTTCTTCAATATTTTTAATATAAAGAACATTAGTATTTTTTCTTTCTTTTCCAATTTGAATATTTTGTCTTTTTAATTTTCTTGTGAGTCTAAAACAATTAAATTTATGTGTTTTAAAAATTACAGAATAATAAATTTGTCCTTTTATAATTCTGCTTCTAACACGACTTTTAATTCCTAAAGAAGAAAGTATTTCTCTGAATGAATCGATAATTTCTTTTTTCTTTTGTGAAAATAAACAAATACCTCTTTTATCACAAGTACCATCTGTATCCATTAATCCTTGAATTAATGCTAATCTTTGATTGATAGAAGATCTTAAATATTTTTTAGGAATATGTTTATTATGAATTAAATTATTG